GCAGCAGCTCGTTCAAAATTCAAGGTTTATCCATCTGCATACGCTAATCTCTGGGCAGCAAAAAAGTATAAGAGTATGGGTGGTGGTTGGAAAAAAGGTAAGTAATAAACACTTTGGAGATGTGATATGATTAGATTAATGGGATTGGTACCTGGTATCAAAGCACTTGGTGAAAAGCCAGTTGGATCTGTAAAGGAAACATTAGATCCTGTCGGCAAGGAAGATGGTGATATCGACAATGATGGTGATAAGGACTCTTCTGACAAGTATTTACAAGCTCGTCGTGATGCCATCGGTAAGTCAATGGAAAAGAAAGAAGAAATTGGACCTAAAGACCAAGTTGATTCTGGCGAATATGATTACGAAGGTGATATGGCAAAGAATCAATTGCAAACAATCATCAGAAATGCACAAATGTTGCATGATATGTTAGATGATCAAACTAACCTTCCTGAGTGGGTGCAAAACAAGATTACTTTGGCTAAAGAATATACGCAATCTGCAGCGCAATACCTCAGTAGTGAAAAGGATCAAAATAGTGCAGCAGGTGCGATTCCAACATCATCGGAAAAAATGTAATGGAAACTGTAGCGAAATTTTTGTCTACGCTATTCAATAGTCGTGACCAAGCACACATCTTCCACTTACAAACTTCATCATATGCCGCTCATAAGGCATTAAATGAATATTACGATGCAATAGTAGATTTGGTAGATAGTTACGCAGAAACCTGCCAAGGTCGTTATGGTATTATTCGTGGATATACTCCACAAAAGCAATACTTTGAAGGTGATGAAGTAGTAAAGTATTTTACTGGATTATCAACCTATATTGATAGTGTTCGTAAAGGATTGCCACAAGATGGTGACCTTAATAATATCGTAGATGAAATCTCTGGTTTGGTCAATTCTACAATTTACAAGTTGAAGTTCTTAAAGTAATGAAATTACAAGATATTTTAGTTGAACTTACCGAAGATATTTTGGATGAGAAGTATAAACCAAAAGGTGAATTGGGTAAGTGGTTGAAGCAAAAATGGGTGGATATTTCCAGAAAAGATAAAAAAACTGGAAAGCATCCACCGTGTGGTGCTTCCGCTGGTAAAAAAGAACGTAAAGGTGGTTCGGCTAAATATCCAAAATGTAGACCCGCACGTTCCGCAGCAGCAATGACCAAGGGTGAAAAACGGTCGGCTGTAGTACGAAAGAGAAAAGCTGGAAATCCAGGTGGAAAACCAACAATGGTTTCTACCTTTAAAAAAAAATCAAACTCTTGACATTGAGAGCAAATATGATTAGATTGGCTGATATTCTATGTGAAGCTTGTTGGGACGGATACAAGCAAGTTGGAATGAAGGAAAAGAACGGTAAGATGGTTCCAAACTGCGTTCCAGTAGAAGAACTATATCATCGTCCAGAAAGTGATGTTACTTCAGATAGCGACTTCAAGCCAGATCAAGACAATGAACGTGACCAATTCGGTTCAGAAGGAATGGATGAAATAAACGAAGGTGAATTCTGTAATGAATGTTTAATAGAAGTTCTTGAAGGATTACACGAAGATCAACTTGGTGAAGCAGAATATCGTGGTCGTAAGGTTCCCCTCGGCAAGATTATGAGAGGAGATACCAAGAAATTCAAAGTATACGTTCGTGACCCAAAGAGTGGAAATATCAAGAAGGTTAGTTTTGGTCACGGTGGTTCATCCGCTCGTAAGCGTGGTGAAAAGACGATGAAAATCAAGAAGAACATTCCTTCTCGCCGTAAAGCATTTAGAGCACGACATAACTGTGATAATCCAGGTCCAAGAACAAAAGCTCGTTACTGGGCATGTCGTACTTGGTAATTATACATTTAATTTAAGAGATTTTTATGAAAAAATCACAATTGAGAGAAATACTTCGTGAACTAATATACGAAACGTTGGAATTGGAATCACAAGCAAGTGATGCCGCAAAAAAACAAGGCTTGGAATATATGTCATTTGGTCGTTGGGGTAAAGATGGAAAGGTGACCCATAAGACAGTTAATGGAAAACTCCAACCCGTAAAACAAGATGGTGGTTCGGCTAAAGCACCTGCTATCGGTCCTTCGAAAAAACAAGACGGTGGTTCAGCTAAGTCACCAGCTATCGGTCCATCAAAATTTAGTGGTCTTTTTGGCAAAGCATCTGATGACGAACTTGAACGTGGTAAAGCTGCCGATGATGAATTAGATAGATTTATTAAAAGATATAAAGACGTTCGACAACAATCAAAAGATAAAGGTTTTGGAGGTGGTGGTGGGTTCTCCGGTGGTGGTTCCAGTGGAAAGTTCTAACACGAAAGTCTCCAGAAAGATATCAGACGCTATTATGAAAAAGATGGGATATAAGTTCAATCCCGAAGAATTTCATATGGGCATGAATGTAGAAATGGAACATCAAGATGTGACCAACGGAAATGTGGCAAAGACAGCAAAAATCGCAGCCGCACACTTGACAGAGAAACCAAATTATTATACATTATTAAAGAAGTATGTAGAAAAGAAGAAAGCAGAACAACTCGTAGGACCTGGTGGGGCAATCAACGCAGCACCAAAACCACAAGATGTTAAGAAAATGCGAACAGCATTGGATAGGGAGAAGAAGCATGATTAAGCTCACAGATTTAATCACCGAAGCTGGTAAGGAAAATCGTATCAATGCAATGCGTTTGATGGCATTGTTAGAAAAGTTGATGCCAGAATTAAAGAAGGCACAACAAGATAAAATTACTGAATTAACAGCAAAGTTGATGGAAGGTATTACTGCGGTCAACGAAATGCCATATAATTACAACACTATGTCACAATGGCATATGACTGAATTGGCAACCGTTGTTTTACCAGCAAAAGATTTACATGCACAATTGGCAGAATTACTAAAGAAACCAACTAAGGGACTAAATGTAGAAACCGTGCAAATGGTTGTTAAGGCAATAGACGAACTCTACATTTACTAAAAAGTTGAGGGGTTATGGCAGATAATAGCATATTTGGCAGACTGAAGAAGCTTTTTTCATCTAATACGGTAGTTCGTAATGTAGGTGGAAAAAGACTCAAAGTAGCCGACACGGACAATATTCAATCATTTATCAATAGACGCGGTATTGATAGATACCACCGCGTCTATTCGTCAATGACGGGTGGATATGGTTCATCTCATGGACGATACGAAGCAGCTGCGGCATTCCAAGGTTCACGCCTTCAATTGTTCCGTGACTATGATATGATGGATAATGACCCAATCATTTCATCGGTAATGGACATTTATGCAGACGAATCAACAGTAAAAGATGAATTTAATAACATCTTAACTATCCATTCCAAAAATACACAAATCCAAGAAATTCTTCATAACTTGTTCTATGATGTATTGAATATTGAATTCAATCTCTGGCCGTGGGTCAGAAATATGGTCAAGTATGGAGATTTCTTTTTATTCCTCGACATTGACCCAGAATATGGTATCGTGAACGTATTACCACTTTCTGTGTACGAAACTATTCGTATTGAAGGTCAAGACCCAGGTAATCCATTTTCAGTGAAGTTTAAGATTGAAAATGATTTCTTAGCATTGGGTAAAACTGAATTTGATAACTACGAAATTGCACATTTTAGAATGTTGTCCGATACGAACTTCCTCCCATATGGTAAGAGTATGGTTGAAGGTGGTCGCCGTGTCTGGAAGCAATTGCAATTGATGGAAGATGCGATGTTGATACATCGTATTATGAGAGCACCAGACAAGCGTAAGATTTTGGTTGATATTGGAAATATTCCACCTGCGGAAATTGATACATTTATGAATCGTATCATTGACCGTATGAAGAAAACTCCATTGGTTGATCCTGCGACAGGTGATTACAATCTTCGATACAATATGCAAAATATTACCGAAGATTTCTATATGCCAGTTCGTGGTAAGGACTCTGGAACAGATATTCAAAATCTCCCAGGCCTCCAATTCAATGCAATCGAAGATATTGAATACCTCCGCAATAAATTAATGGCAGCATTTAAGGTACCAAAGTCCTTCATTGGATATGAAGAAGATATTAATGGTAAAGCAACCTTAGCAGCACAAGACGTTCGTTTTGCACGCACTATTGAACGTGTACAACGAGTAATGGTGTCGGAACTTACAAAGATTGCAATCATTCATCTGTACGTCCAAGGATTCACCGACGAAGATTTGATTGATTTTGAACTATCACTTACCAACCCATCAGTTGTTTATGAACAAGAAAAGTTAAACTTGTGGAAGGAAAAAGTTGGTGTAGCAAAACAAATTATGGATAGTAAGATGTTGTCGCATGAATGGATTTACCACAATATTCTTGAATTGTCTGATGACGAAATTGCTGAAGAGCAAAAGAAAATTCAAGAAGATGTGAAAAGAATGGCAGAATTAGAAGCAGCGGCACAACCACAACAACCAGGAGCAGCACCTGGTGGTCCAGAAGCAGGTGGAACAACACCAGAAGGAGAACCAACTGGTGAAGAACCAACACCACCAACAGAGGAAGAAGAGCAACAAATTGATGATGTAGATACAATCTTAGCTTCGTTAGAACCTTCTGAAGAAGAGAGTGAATTGGAAGAAGTTCCCGAAGAAGAATTAGAAGAAGTGAAGATGGGTCGTCCAAAGGTTGGTATGAAATTTGGCCAAGACAGTCATCCCCGTGGTCGTGACCCACTCGGTCACA